CATTTCACCATTTTTATAGATTTCAAATTTAAATGGTTTATCACCACGTACTACTTTAAATTGTGCAGTGCCGACAATAAACTCGACTTCAACATGACTACCCTTTTGGTTAATCGAGTTAATAAGCTGCATTTTACTAATATCTCTATGTGCTTTACCGAAAAGCGCAAAAGATAATGCATCTAACATAGTTGATTTACCAGAACCATTTTGACCAACAATTAATGTTGTTTTATGTCTAGTAAAATCGATTTCAGTAAAGTTATTTCCGGTAGATAAAAAGTTTTTATATTTAAGTTTTGTGAATTTAATCATACAAGTTCCAGTGCTTGAGCCTGTGTCATTAGGTCTCTCATCATCAATTTAATTTTGTCTTTATCTAAATCGGTATCAACACCATCAACATAATCATCCATAAGTTGAGGCGTGTCATCGACTTGAAGACCTTCATCATTTACATTAGCACCAATAAATTCATTAAAGTTTTCTGATATTTTAAGATCGTAAATATCTTGCATTTGAATATTATCAATAAATTGATCAAATGCAAAGGTATCGTTTCTTTCAACTACAACGACTTTAACAAACTTCTTGTCTAGCTTTTTAAAATTATAATCATTATAACACGTTTCTTTGTCGTTGTACACTATTTTTTCAAATAATGTGTAAGTATTTTTAATGCGTTCGAGTGACCTTGTTTCAGTATCAATAATTGTAAAATACTTTGGATCGTGTGCATCCGACCAAAAGAATTCCATTTGTGAACCAAGATACCACACGTTGTCTTGTCTTGATTGGACATGATAATGTCCGGTCAATACTAATTCAAACTTATTAAAAATATCTTTTGACATACCATGAACATTTTTTACTCCTCGCATCATTTCAAAACCATTAAGTTCAAGATGTGCACCTAGCCAATCAGCTTTGCAATTTGTAATAAACTCAAGTGATTTGTCATAATTATCCTGACACATCCACGGTAACATTGCCATTTTTAGTGAACCATATTCCATTACAGTTGGTTCCATTATGATATTAACTTCATTCATAAAGTGACCTAAAAGCTCTTTTAAGCTATTCATGTCATTTGTATTTTTAAAATAGGTGTCATGATTGCCCGGAACTATGTCCATTGTCATGCCACGTTTACGCATTTCATTTAAAAAGTGTTTTCGGTTATGATTTAGGGCCTTTATGTTAACTACTTTACGATTATCATAGTAATCACCAAGATGTACAATCTGGGTTACACCATGCTTTTCACACTCTGGAAAGAAAACATTTTTGTAGAAATCTGCAGAATTATCTAAAAATATTTGAGACGAATTACGAATGCCACAATGTGTATCGTTTAATATTGCTATTTTCATTTATCTTCCATCACTTTCATCATCTGCAATTCCTTACCACCTATCTCTCTTAACTGACATTGATAGTCATTCATAGCATTGTGAGCATCATACTTAGTTAAGCATTCTCTAGCTGTTATGTTTTTCCATATAACTTTCTCACCCAATGGATAAGTTATTTCATAAGTTCTTAATTTTTTGTCCCATGATTTAGGATAACCATCTGTCATATATGTAACAGTCATTATAAAAACTCCGACAAATCTGAATCAGCGTGTACTGTTCTTTTTTTCCTTGCTTTTTTTTCTTCTTGTTTTTTATAGACTTTGATTTCGTTATCAATATGTCTAATTTTTTCGATTCTTGATTTAAGAGTATCAACAAAATGACCAGCAACTAAACCTGAAGTTGCATCGCCGTTTTCATCAATCATAAAATCTTCTACACCAGAATTAGCAATATATTTAATTTTAATTGATTGTTGTTTTTTCTCTTTTGCTATTCTTCGAAGAAAAGCATACCATGTAATTTGAGTAAAATATGCAAACGCATTTGGTTTACCAGTTCTTGTTGCAGCTTCAATATCATAATTACTAATGGCTTTTAGACAATTTTCGACTGCATCCATAACCATTTCTTCACGATACGTATATCCAATAAAGTTGACTTTATGTGAAAGTCCCTCCGCAATGCGTAAAAAACATTGAGCTACATAATCAGGAACTTTTGGAATTCTATTATATTTTTTTTCTTTAGCTTCATTAACGCTTCTAACATAATCGACTACTGCTTGTGAAAAGTCGGCATTATTAACGTAATGAATACTTTTTCTTTTTTGACGCATAATTGCTCCTTCATTATTATAAGTATTATATCACTTGGAGACGTAAAAGTACATCTTTATTTTTTCTTTTTGTATGTAAATATAATTTGTAAATTGCTCATTTTTTTATGTACAAGTCGCTAAATTCATGGTATAATAAATTAAGTAATTTGGAGGGGAGAGATATACCCTACATTTCATCTTCGGTTTTATATTGCCATTCATCTGTGTGTCCAACTGACCATTTTGGTTCTACCTCAACTGCATAATTTTGTGTACAAACTTTAAAATCTGGTTGTTTTAAATTAGCAGGTGTCAAGCTTGAATCTCGCCATACAACTCTATTGTTTGGTTGCGCAGCAAATTGTCCATTATCGAGTCGAATAACATTAAAAGATTTATGCTCCGGGTCGTGTTCTGAAAAGTTAGTATTTAAAATGCTTTTATCTCTATGTGCATTGTCAATAGTAAACTCATATTCTCCGGCGTGCATTTGTTTATCTTTTCCAAAAAATTCACAACGAGATAATATTGGTTTTTCTATTACTGTTAAATCATAATCGAAACAATCCCAAAGCTGCAAAACATCAAGAGGAAGGTTACCGTGATCCATTTTCCAGACGAAGGCCGAGAGAGGAAGTTTATCATATAATGCTCCATAATCTGTTAAAAGTGTTTCAAAATATAATGCTTTTGACATTGTGCTTTTCACGCTAATCCAAAGACCAGGAGTATATTCTCCATGGCCTTTTTCAAGATCATACAAATATTCTTTTCTTACAAAAACTGGTACTGGCGGGAGCGGATGTACGAGAAATGCCATTAGTGCATAGTATCTTTCGGATTAAATTTTATTACGTTAGGACCTAACTTTTCTTTTTCTTCGTCAATTCCAACATCTTTTGATATATCTTCACCGTATTTATCTAACAAATTTTCCATATATTTACGGATTTGATTATCTGTCATAGCTTCTAAATCTTCTAAAGTTTTACCATCTTTTAAAAATTTATTCATTTTTGTAACAGCATTTGCATAATGTTTCATAATACTAGGTGATGGACTTGATTCTAAAACAATACTTGCTGTATTTAAAAGTTGTAAAGTGTCTAAATTATCTTGAAACGCAATAAAAGGCCGAAGTGAAAAATAAGTAAATCCTTCATGCATATTTTCTAATTCTACAATTTTCATAGACGCGCGCACGATAAGTATATCATCTTCTGAGTCTATAACATCAGTAACGATTTCATCGCCATTAATTAATTTAAATTGTTTAAAATTTGTACTCACAATGAAACCTTATATGTTTTTGTTTTAAATTTTTCTTTTTCATAAATTCGAAGTCTCTCTAAGCCATGCAACCATGCAAAATTCTTTTTATTATCTGTACTAATATTATCTATAACATCATAAAGTGTAGTTGCAACATTATTATCAGATTTTCTTAAACCACGTCCGATACTTTGAAGAACGCGGATTTGAGACTTTGATGGACTTGCAAAAATAATATTGTGTAAGTTTCTAATATTAATTCCAGTACTAAAAGTTCCAAGACTTGCAACGATAATTGCATTTTTCTGCTTTTCAACTATTCCACGAATTGCTTCACGATCTGATGTAGCTACATTTCCTGATACAAAAAATACTTTACGATTTTCATCAGCTTTATTTTGTATCATATCAAATAATGGTTTACCGTGTTTTTCCACAAAATTAAATAAAACGAGGGTATTTCCTTTTTGATCTAGAGAAAGATTACAGATTAATCTATTTCTTTTTTCGTTTGTAACAATATACTCGATTTCATCTTGATAATCTTTTACTTCACACTCGCGCCTAGCATCTGCCGAATAATCAAGAACAAGTCTATTAATATTAAGTTCAGCAAGGGTACCTGAGTCTTGAAGTTTTTTAGTAGTAGTAACTTTAAATGTTTTTCCAAAAAGCCCTTGAAGTACTAACTCGTGGGTTTGTGTTCCATCTAAAGTTCCAGTTGTACCATAT